GCTCTTCCGATCTCCCCGCTGGATCGGGTTTTGGACCCCTTTCCAGTTTTACCACCTCGGTCAAACTGGACGCACCATCGCATATAAACTGCACGTCAATTCCTACTATTTCGATAGGAATTGTAGGTAATGCCACCCAACATTACCATCAAAAGTAAAGTGGAGAGGGATAGCCCTCTCCACAATTTACCATCCAACCGCTGTATATTGGTATCTGGAATACCACATTGAACCGCTAATAGTTCCGTCGCTTGAAATTGCTAAACTATTTTGTTGCCAAGTGTTATCTGTCTGTATCCCACCGTTACCCTTAATAATTGCAAAGTTGCAAACGCCATTTATTAAGACGCATACACTCGCCGAGCCATTTTGGTCATTAGCTAACGGGTTAAATGTCTCATCAAAACTCCCGCCATATATTAGCACAAAATTCTTTTTACCGGCTAAATTTGTAAACGGAAGCTCGTTAGCAAAAGTTGCGTCCCCACCGGGCGTGATTGTTTGTGTCACATAAGATGGTATAGGCAACCCCCCGATAGCAGCCGCAAAATTAGCAGCGGCTATTTGCTCAGAATTGCCCGTTTTACCACGAATGGCGTTAGCTATATCGGTAAAGAGGTCGGTTAATGCGCTCATAGTTACGCCCCAACTTTCACAGTAGCATTAACGAACGTAATACCGGTCGCGCTGATTTGCGCCGAATTTTTAATTACGGTATTAGTACCGTTATATACAACCACGGCATTTACGACCGTCACCTGAGAAAAAGATGTAGCGGTGGCAAATACGGCGCTAAGAGTAGTCGGCGCATTTGCGGTAAGCCCGAACGGATTTCCGGCGCAAGAGAACACGTCGGTATTGGCGTCGATATTTGAAATGGGGCTGAGAATACCACCCAGCACTAACGAATTTCCGATAGCCACGCCGCCGGCATTGGAAAAACCATCAACGTTACTTGTTTTGGTAAAATATGCGGCCTTTGCGCGGTCATCCACATACTTCTTAGTAGCCGCCATCAAATCCGCAGTCGGTGCGCCACTCAGCGTAAGCGGGCCAGTCATAGTGCCGCCGGTCAGCATCAGCGCACCCTTGCCCGAATTGTCATCGACATACTTCTTCGTAGCGGCCTGCAAATCCTGTGTAGGCGCGCCAGCCAGCGTAAGAGGGCCAGTCATAGTTCCACCGTTCTTCGGCAGAGCAGCATTCGCCACACCACTCACGTCAGCCACCTGCTCAGTAAGCGCCTGAATATCCGTGGTGTTCTTCGTAATCTTCGCTTCCTGCGCCTGAACCTGAGCGTTAGCCGCAGCAGCCGAACTCTCCGCAGCAGATGCGCTCGTATCAGCACCGGCAATCGCGGTGTCGATATTCAGCATTGCGGTATTCACATCGCCCAGCCAAGAGGGCTTATCTCCCGCAATCCATTGGGGCAAATCGTAGTGAGAAGTCTTGTTCGTGTAACCCATAATAAAAGTTCTCCTTTACAACATATTCAAACGATTAAACGTTTGTTTAATTGTTGCATTTGCAACACATTTCAATTCCTACTAAATCGGTCGGAATTGTAGGATATGGTTAATAGCTCGCGTTGATAGCCGCCGTGATATTCGCGGCAATCTGGTCGTCCACATACTTCTTAGTAGCCGCCTGTAAATCACCCGTCGGCGCTCCACTCAGCGTCAGCGGCCCAGTCATAGTACCGCCGCTCTTCGGTACACAGCTTCCGAACGCCCCAAGCACATAGTTCTTACTCGTAGCGCTATGCTCCGTAGCGGGCACATCGCTGACCAGCACCAAATCGCCAGTCATTGTTCCGCCATTGATTGGCAACCTCGTAGCCACCTGAGCATCGACATACTCCTGACTTACACCGCCGCTACCAGCATGGTCATCGACATACTTCTTTGTAGCAGCCTGTAAATCCTCAGTAGGTGCGCCGCCCAGAATCAGTGGGCCAGTCATGGTAGCGCCTGACTTCTTCATATAGCTCGACAGCGTGCCATTCAGGCTATTCTTATTCACAGCATCATCGCCGGTCTGCGGTGTGCCAACTCTCACCGGCACATAGCTATCCCGCGTATCCGGCTTAACAAATGCCGCAGCATTTGCGTTGCCAACACCAGTAAGTCTTGCGCCGGTAGTACCGGTAGGCTGAACAACAGCGCCGACATACAAACCGTCACCGGAACTCGGCAATTCAACTTCCTGAACATTCATCAGAGCGTGTTCATTCATATTGATATTGCCATCCATCGTACCGCCCGAAGTCGGTAGTCCACCGGTCTTAACCTTATCAGACAACCCCTTAACCACGTTATCCACTTCCAGCATAGCGGAATTGAAATCCGTCAGCCAAGCCGGTCTATCGTCCTTAGTAAACAGCGGCAGATTATAATTAGTCGTCCCTTTACTATGGCTCAACTTTACCAGTCTCCTTTCTTCCCACGATAATCTCTTACCACAAACGCACTTGCGCCGAATTTCTCTTCGCCAATGCAAACGTGGTAGCCATGCGTGTAATGGTTAATACCACCAATCACACCGTGCTTCTGACAAATTGCCCTCCACATTGTCTCCATATTCTTATGCTGTGTCAGATTATGGTCAACATGGAAATCGCACGCCAGCCCATCAAGGTGTAAGCTGTTCGAGCTTCCGCCAATCTTTCTATTGAACTTCTCCTCTCGATACCAGCTTCCAACATTGATAGGTTTCCCATATCTATCTCTCAATTCCTGCATCATATCCAGAAACAGGAACAATCTTTCATTGACAACGAGCTTAATCGCATTATCCGTTTTCGTGTTGCAAAGCTCTTTCAGCTTGAAGTTCTTCCGAATCTGCGTCTCGCCGTCAATCAACCGTGCAACCTCTTGCTTGAACAGATTGAACTGTACGGTGTAAACCATTAGGCAGTCACCCCCGCCCAATCGTAATTGTAGCCGGTCACTTGCTTTGCGTCGTAAGCCTGAGCGGTAAGCTGCAAGTTATCATACGCCTGAGCGGTGATACCATTCTCCCTGACATAATCCGCAAGCTGATAAACTGCGGGGCCTATGATAGTCAGCTCACCAGTTGTCACGCTGTGCATCTTATGCGGATTCAGGTAAGGCCACAGTTCCACAAGGCCGTACATATCGTACCGGAACGCTGTAAGATTCTTGTCGTCATACTCCTTAGCTGTCAACTGCAAAGCATCATACTGCCCAGCAGTCAGAGCGCCATATCGAAGCACATCGTACATATCGTTCAGCGCCGCCTGAATAGGAACTAACCGCCCATCCACCGGAGAAATAACGAACACGTTGCTCAGGTCAGGGAACTCAGAACGCAGCTTAGCAATCTGTGCATCCGTATACGCCCTGTTGCTTGCAAGGCCACTTGTCAGAATAGCCCACATAGCACTCAACTGCTGATTGACCACAGCTTCCATCTCGCGGATAGCGGCGTCAAGTTCAGCTTTGAACTCGCCTAACTTCTGGTCGATGTGCTCATCCTGCGCGTCAATCTGCTCCTGCATTGCCTGCAACTTTGCGTTCTGTTCGGCAAACTGCTGCTGCATTTTCTCTTCCCAGCCGCCAAGAGCCGCGTCAATCGCCTGCTGCACATAAGTCGGAAGATTCTCTTCCAAATCATTCAGATTCTTAATCGTCTCATTCAACTTATATGTCAGCTTAGCCAGACACTCATAGTAGCTGAGAGCCGCGTCATAAGTGGCAGGAAGCACCTTACTGACATAGCAACTAAGGGGCTTGACATACCAATTAAATAGCATTTTCCTCTTCTCCTTTCTCATATTCTAATTTGCATATCTCTTCATAGAGAGACAGCGAATCGGTATATGCGGCAGGAAGCGTAGGATTTGGAATGGGGCAATCTTTGATTAACTCAACCATAGCAATCACTCCTTACCACAGATTCATAAACAGGTCAGCGAGGGAATCAATGACTTCCATGTCAATGTTAAGCATAGTTTTACGATACTCTTCCAGCAGCTTAGAATAGCTCGTTCCACTTTGCTTACCTCTAACGTGTTCTATGAAGTCCTCGGTGCTGTTCACGGTGTTGGTCGTGTTGGTGGTAGTCTCATTGTTTACGGCATTCTTAGTGTTAAGGGTTCTGGTATTGTTTGTCTCAACATCGCTCTGATTGTTTACCTGAGTATCGTCAATCTCCGCGTTGGTTAGGTAAGTGCCGTTCTCAACGTTGGTAAGAGCACCCTGCGGGGTATCGCTGAACTTGTTCTTTCTGGTAGCCGTGTTATCATCCGTCTGTGAACTTGTACCAGCATCGGTGACTGTGCCGGTATTTGCACTCTCGCCGGTATTCGTAGCCGAACCAACGAGCTTACCGGTTTCGTCTTTCTGATTCTTGTGGTCACGAGTAACATCGAAATCATACAGAGGATTAAATTCCAGCGTCTCACTCTTATACCTCTGATTGAAATATGGCATGATTTCATTCATTTTGGTATCGAGCTTGAGCTGCCAAAGGCCGTAAGTTTCAAGGCCGATTTCCCTTGTATAGTAGTGCTTGAGAATCTTCTTCTCCAACACGCTACGATAGCTCTCATCGAACATCGGGAAATCAAATGAAAAAATCTTAGGCGCGGCCTGTTCGATAATCCAATTTACTTGGTCATACCCTTGGCTTTCCGTCTGCCCTGCGAGCGATTCACAGATAAAGCGAAGTTCCGTTGTGTATTTACTCATCGACCTCTTCCTCGCTTTCCTTATTCTCCGCGTCGATTTCCTCGGTGTCCATAATCTGGTAGTCCTGCGAATACTCAACGGAGATATTCAATCCGAACATCTTATTGATTTGCTCGCAAGCCATCTGACGCATTTTCAGTCGGCTATATCGGCTCGCTACCGTAGCGCCCTGAGCCTGAGCTGCTTCCTGCTGAACCAGCCGTTCAGCCTTATGCTGAATCGCTGAGATGCCAAGTCGTTCCAGAGCTTCGTTCCAAATCTTCGTGCGAAGTTCATAGATTCTATCAGCTGTGAACTCAGCGCCGGTCGTAAGAACTTGTAATCCATTTGGAGAAAGGTTCTTGTCGCCGAAGATAACAGGTGCGTTGCCGTCATACTCCTTATAGAGATTCAGCATGGTGAGTCGCTGGTTTTCCTCGCACTTAATGAGAATAGGCGTTTTCTGTGAGCGGGCGTTTATGTCAATCGTCCGGTCTAAATCCCACAAGCGTTGTGCGTAGAACTCCATTTCATACATGGTCGGCAGACGAAGATAGTTATTGTAAATGATAACGCTATCATCCTCTGTCAGATTCCATTGAGCGCCGGTGATAGCATACGCGCGTCTGCCTTTGGGGATAGCGTAGACATTAAACGGCGCGGAAGCCGCGACATTGAGGGCGAGATAGCCGAGGGGATTCTCAGCGGGCATACCGTCATAGAAGAACACCGCCTGTCCCTTGGCATAAAGGGTAAGCTCAAGGTATCGCGGGTCAATCGTGTCGGGCAGATTCTTCCACTCAAACATGGAAGTAGCGAGTTCAGTAAGGCGGTTATAGTACATCAGGAACGTTCTGTCGTTGCTATAAGCACTCTGCCAGAACTCGCGGTTATTGCGTTTTCTTGCCATTTATTCACCACCTTACGTTGTGATTTCAAGGATAGGCTTATTGTCTGCTGCGAGGTTGTAGAAGTCACCAACCTTTGTGATATCCGTCCACCAACGAATACCGGCATTGTACAGGTCACAGATTTTACGCTCATCATCAGCAGGAATCGAGCCGTTGATTGTGCAGCCCTGCGTTTTGATGTACGTCCACCACTTACGGGCGTGACGCTCAGGAGTGGCAACTTTCTTTTGAGAGTAACCGAACCAATCCCAGAATGAATCAATGCGTTCAGCGAACTCACGGCGAATCGTGAAAGCGGATAACTGGAACTGCTGACGATTCAAAGTCATTTTAAGCTGCCCCGAAGATGTTGCGCCCTGCGTGTTGTTCGGCATATTCTGAGCTTTTGCGTTTTCACTCAAAGCCCCAAATACGCTACCAGCTATATTGGTTACACCTCCGGCAATATTTCCTGCCACTATCGAGGTAACGCCACCTATGAAGCCTCCAATAGCTTTACCAAAACCGGAGACAACTGCTCTATCCGTCGTGTTACCATTCAGCCCGCCAAGAACTTGAACTACACCGTCCTGAGCAAGATATTGCTTATAGGAATCGGTTGTAAAAGAGATTGTCGGATAACCACCCATCGACATGGATTCATACCAGTTCTGTTTACCGGTAGTTCCTACCCATTCTTTGTAGCCACGAGGGACAAGATAACAAGTTCCGCTCGGTGTTGCGTCACAAATAATATCGAAAACGCACGACCACGCCGGAGTACCAGCCGAGATATTACGGGCGCCCTCAAAGTATTCATACCGGTATGTGTGGCTTTCGCCATTTCCATTGAACGCCTGAATACCGCGATAGGGGTAAGTAAACAGCTTCTTGTTGTGAGCCTGATAACCGCCGAAAACCGATACGTCGTTGATAATGGAAATTGGAATAGTCTCAGGGTTTCCGTCATTATATACACCAGCCTGATAAGGAGCGCAGTACAAGGACACGATAGCCTGAGCTTTATCGCCAAGTTCTTCTGACGCTTTCGCAATGACCGCTTTCACGTCCTCTAAATCGCTAAAGCGGTTGATATAAATGCCGCTATAAATGCCGGAGATATAAATGCCCCCAACATTATCAGTAATGGTGATAGTTCTTTCGCCCTGTTCACCATAAATAATGTCGGCTTTCCACGGCGCGGCAATGTAATATCCCATTACGGATAGTTTAGCCGAGGTAACAGGGTCTTGCTTGAACATATAGTCGCCAATCTCAAAATTCTCTTCCACGAGGTTGCTTCCGATAATATCTGATTTTGCGTGTGCTCGCTCAATGAAACACGAATTTGGTGTATAGTCAAACGCCCACGTCTGCAACACGTCAATTTCATAGCTAACCAGAGTAACCACTTCGCTGACATATTCCAACTTTGTGATGAAAGCGTAGAACCATTTAGCGCCAAATCGGTCGTTATTGAACATCAGATAGTTGCAATCAAGAAGCATATCCATAGGGATTTGAACCTTGATTTGATTTCTACCGTATCTCTGATAGCTAAGGTTGGACAGATTAAAACTGTAAACCGTCCCGTCTTTATCTGTCTGGTTGGGCTTTGTATAATTCGCAAAAGCCTGTGCCTGTGTAGTTTTTGTAGCACCGGTAGCGGTGTCCCAAAATACCGTATTCTCATACGTCGCTTCCAGAGGTACGCCTTTCAGAAACAGCAATCTGGTGCTTGGAGAAACAGCTGACATTCTTTTTCTCCTTTCTTATAAAATTAGAGGGAGGGGAGGAGGTAGCCCCTCCCCCCTATATTCTGCACCTTACGCAATCGTAATGGTGCAAACCGCTTTCTTCGTGTTATCGAACGTGGAAGTCGCGGTAATCTTAGCCGTACCGGCAGCCGTACCCGCGGGAACGGTGGCAAGGCCGGAAGCCGTCACGGTAACAGCGGCGTTATCGGAAGTGTAAGTCACTTCCTGCGGCGCGAAGTTGGTGGTTTCGACGGTAGCAGTCACCTGAACCGTGCCACCGGTAGCGCCGGTGATATTCGCAGCAGTCGGGCTGACCTTTACGCTGGTAACAGTCGGCGTATCAGGAACGAACGTAATGGCGTTGGCGAACGGAGAGACGGAGAACGTCTTCCACAGATGCAGCCAATACTGCCAATACATACCCTCGCCGATGTACATTTCGTCGAACTGAACGAGGTTGTCGTAAACCATGAACCAATCACGGTCAACGAGGATGGCGGGAATCTCATCCAGAGCCGCCAGCTGGTCAGCGGAAATCTCGTCATAGTTCGGGTCGCCCTTGAACAGCTCGCCAAGGCGAGCGGTATCGAGAGAGCCGAAGCTGTCTACGAGAACCATGTGGCCGGAGAACTCGGCCTTATCCATATTGAACGCGGCCGCGAGAACTTCGACGTTCATCTGCGCTTCGAACTTGGAGTTGACGATAAGATACTGGTTGTCCTTATTGGTGTAAGAGTGAACAGCGGCGACGTTGTACTTCGTGGACATAAAGGTAAGGTCATTGGAAATGCCCTTAATCGTAGAAACGATAGACTTCATGTTAGCGTCGGTAACTGCGCCAACCTCCTTGACGAACATACGACCGTCCAGAATCTTGCGAGCGACCATGTACTTCATAACGTTGAACTCATCATAGTTCGCGGCGGTGTACATAGACTCGACAATCTTCGCAATCAGGTCGGTGATACCGTCCCAAGACAGGAACGCCTGTCGTAGAGAGTTGTTCTGAATGGTGTTCTTGTAGAACTTCTTGTAGTTCAGAATGTGGAACGCAGAGCGAATGTCGGGAATGACACGCTTTGCGAACTGGCTCTCGGCAACGCTGGGATCGTACTGCTGAGCCTTGGCAAGCTCCACGAAAATCTCTTCGATGTTCTCGCCAAACTCAAGCATACCTTTCTTAAAGGAAGCCCATGGATTGTCATAGAGCTTGGAGGTCACGATGACACGACCGATACGGTTGACAAGGGCGTTGACGAACTCATTCTGGAGAGTGACGTTATCCATGATGATAGCGCCAATCTTGCGAACGCTGTCAGCGTCGGGGGTTGCAATGGGGACGTAGTTCTGATAGTTCATGGAAGCGCTGTTGCGGATAGCGTTCAGCACGTCCACGCTGCTGTTGGTCAGAGTGACCAGAGCGGGCTTATTAGGCATAGCTTCATTCTCCTTTCAAATTACATTATTTCGTAGAGAACAAGTCTTTGAAGCCGATAGACTTGGCTCTCTGTTCCGCTTCATCATTCGGATTTGGCGGTTCAGGTTCTGGCTGTAGAATGGGCGCGGACATAAACCTTTCTCGATAATTTCTCGAAAGCTCGTCATAACGCCCCTGCAAGTTATCGAAGTCCGATTTGCTAACAACGTCGGTAGGCTGAGAGGATAACCCGTCAAAAGTGTCTGCCATATCACGCATAAAGTTGAGGGCATCTTCGGAGTTATCATCGCCCAATCTTGAATTGATTCGCGCCATGAAATCGTCTCGGTTTAACTGCGGCATCGTGTCACTCCTTTCGTTCTGAAATTATAAAGTAAAGGCAAATTTCCTTACCCTTTATCCATATTATAATATGTACTTGACAAAATGTCAAGATGCATTTATAATATGATTAGATAGATTATGCCTTTAACTTTATTTCATTTGAGGTGCAATCATGGAAAGTGTCATTGTAGCCGGTTTTGCTGCGTTCGCAAGTATTCTCGGTTCATATATGGCTAATCGGAAATCTTCTGCGTTGGTAGAATACCGGCTGTTGGAGTTAGAGAAAAAAGTCTCTGCGCTTGCTACTGACGCAAAAGAGATTTCCGAACTCCACACCAGAATTGATGTTCTGGAAGAGAGAATTAAGGTAGCCAATAATCGAATCAAGGATTTAGAGAATGGGGCGACGAACTAAGCGGTCTACTACCAGTAAAAGGGTGTTGGTTATCCTCGCCCTTTTCCTGTTAGCTTTCATAGTTTCCATGATTGTCACATTCTGGATTAAAGGCGCTGTTCCTGATACTTTGATTTCCTGTGTTCTTGATGCTTCTAAGATTGAAGCTATGGCGCTCGGCGCTATCAAAATTTCTAAGGTTTGGAGAGGTGAGAAAGATGTTTGATAAAATCGTTTCTCTGTTCAACGTTTGCAGCATCATCGCTTTTGCCCTTTCTGGGGTGTTCTGCTATCTCGCCATTGCGGGTGTTATCACCGCGGAACAGTTTATGTCTGTATTCAGCATGGTTATCAGCTTCTACTTTGTGACGAAGCAGAAAGCAGAGAACAAGTAATGGGCAATTACTACGACGGGACTAAGCTGCTGAGCTTGACTGACATTAACGGCAATCGCCCTGAGATTTATATGTGTACGACCAACCGTACCGGTGGTAAGACTACTTACTTTGGTAGACTTGTCGTCAACCGCTTCCTCGATAAGCGAGAGAAGTTCGGGCTGCTCTACCGTTACAACTATGAGCTGGACGATTGCGCGGAGAAGTTTTTCAAGGATATTGGAGAGCTGTTCTTCAATGGCTACACCATGACTTCCAAGAAGAGAGCCAAGGGAATCTACCATGAGCTTTACCTGAATGGTGAGCCGTGCGGTTATGCCGTGAGTATCAACAGCGCCGACCAAGTTAAGAAGAACTCTCACTTCTTCTCTGACGTGAAGCGCCTTATCTTCGATGAGTTCCAGAGCGAAAGCAACACTTATTGCCCGAACGAAATCAAGAAGTTCATTTCCGTCCACACCTCTATGGCTCGCGGACAGGGAGAACAGAACCGGTATCTTCCAGTCTATATGCTGTCAAACCCTGTCAGTATTATCAACCCCTACTATGTGGAGTTGGGTATCAGCTCTCGCCTTACGGATGAAACACGCTTCCTGCGCGGAGATGGTTTCGTTCTGGAACAGGGCTTCGTAGAGAGCGCTGCTGACGCGCAGAAGAGTAGCGGTTTCAATAAGGCGTTCGCTCGAAATAGCTATGTCGCTTACTCTTCGGAAAGCGTGTATCTGAATGATAACAAGGCGTTCGTTGACCGCCCGCAAGGCGTTGGGCGATACATGGCTACGTTGAAGTATAACGGGCAGACGTATGGTATCCGCGAGTTTGCGGAAGCGGGAGTTATCTATTGCGACGATAGAGCGGATGAAACATTCCCGCTGAAAATCACCGTCACGACGGATGACCACGAGCTGAACTATGTCATGCTCAAGAGGAACGATTTGTTCCTGTTTAATCTTCGCTACTACTTCGAGCGTGGTTGCTTCCGTTTCAAGGACTTACGGTGCAAGGAAGCGGTTCTTAAATCGCTTTCATATTAACTAAGCAGTAAATTGCTACCGCAAATAGCATGATACTTGTATAAGTGCAAAGGGCAAACATCATAATATCTTCACCGTCTGGCTTATAACCCCGTTTTATGGACGTCCGCATATTTTTACAAATCATAATGCTAAATCCGGTTGTCCACGCGCCACCTATAACGAGCGATAGAATTATATACCACATATTATTTACTCCTTTAATTTCATCAGGCGTTGAAATCTTTATCATACTGATGCGATAAAGAAAACACCTACGCTCACAGCTATAAGGCCAACAATAGCTGCAACAATATGCTCAAGGATTAGTTCTGATTCTTCTGTTACGTGTTGTATAACACGATAAGCTAAAACTCCGCCGTCCACTATGAGCATTATACCACACATCATTACAATGATGCTTTTCATAATTTACTCCTTTCGGTATCATCAGTTGTTTCACCGACCGCCATTTCAGGGTAGCACGGTTTGAATGTACCGCCTGAAAATGTATCGGTTTCGCTGACCGCTTTCGGTGTGCATCTGTTGTTGATACATTGTGCGGGATAGGGATTAGTCTCTATCCCGCACTAAATTACAAGTATCATGAAACCTTTTCAAATCTTGTAATACGCGAATGTTGTGCTGCGCTTCGGAATCCGGCACGAGGATATTTTCTCCGGTAAGTGCTTCTAATATGTCAATCGCATAATCCAGCGATTCAACGTAATCGCTGGAACTGTAAACCGTATAATCAGTCATAAGCGTCTTCCTCTCTATCCTGAACTAAATTCATGTCGAGCCTTTACTGAGAAAACACTGGCAACTTAATGCTATTTCAAACGGGTATGGGATAATGTGCCGCGCTTGTAGGGCTTTTGTTCTTGCTTCCTCTTGTGTTTGTAGGCCATACATACAAACTGAATTGTGCTTACAACAAGCGCACTCATTTAACCATCTAACCTGCTTCTCACTCATATTCGTCCTCCGCTAAATCCATATACATGATTGCTTCAGCTACGCCGTCTCCACGCTCTTTGAAATGCGCCGCTATTGTTGGCTGGGCTTCCCTTGCATACTCCAACCGCATTTTGTAATAATGTTTTTCCAGCTGTTGAAGCTCTTTCTTCAAGCTGTTCCACATTCTTTCATAGTTAGCCATCTAAACCGTCACCTCCTGTATGAAATAGCATATAGTAGGCAATCGCTACCACAACGCCTGACCAGAGCCATAGAATCATTTCGGCGCTCATCGGAAGTCCCACCTTTCGCGCTTCTCTGTTATTTCTTCGTGCCATTCGTCGAGCTTATTTTCCAAATGATTCAGCCAGAACGCGAGGACAATAAGAGCGACACACATCAGGCAGCAAGTTGCTGTGAGTAATAAAATAACCATAGCTTTCTCCTTATAAAAACCATAATGCTGGGTACTCTACTTCTACGAAAGCGGTGTGGTCATCATACGTTCGGTCAACATATCTGACAAACAGTTTTCCGTATCTGGCTTTTACGTTGTCAGGCTGTCTTATCCACAGACCACACGCGTCAACTAACACGTCGCTGAACCCCTCTTTCAGCAATTGGTCTACCGTGTCATTTAGTGTAATTCTTTTTCTTCTCATCGCATTTCATAAGGCCCATCTACAAGAAGTATGCCGCCCATTATCCTTTTCGGTTTTAGTCTGCCTGTCGGTATTGACAAGCCCACTTTGAAATCAGTTAGTTCTCGTTTCTGGTTTATGAACTGCTTTTCCTCTTCGGTGTATTCTTTCCTTGTCTTTGTTTGTGTTATGCTGTTAATCAGCAGCTCCTTGCAAGCGTCAGGCATACCGGCGCACTTCACGTTATAGAACGGCTCGTCGATTGGCTCGCAGTCCTCGTGGGTGATATGCTCAATGTATGTTTTCTGTCTTGCAAAGATTCCCTTGTCCCAACAGCTTTCCAGCTTCCAGCAGCAGAAGTTTGTGGGATGCACGTTGATTCCTTTTATCTCTTCCGGTACGAGGTCACAATGAATGCTGTCGGTATCAGCATAGATAAACCCGCGCTTGTCTTTGCCGTGATAATTAAGCTGCGCGGCTCGGATTGTGAAGTTGCGGGCGTAAGAGGTTATTGCTGAACCGATTGGTATATAGCCCGCTTTCTTGTTGTGTTCTTCTATCTCTATGAAGCCGAGGGATTTGTCCTCTTTGACGTAAGCTACCTTGAAGCTGCTGTCTGTGCTGGATGCCATCTTACCATAGAGGTTATTCAAGAAAAGTTTGGCAAGCTCTCGCATTGCGCCTTTGCTTTCCATTTTAATCTTCTTGTACTTTTCCATGTACCTATCGAATAAACCTATTTCGGTGGCAAACCAGCAACCGTCTATATACTCGGTGTCTGATAGGTCATAGTGCTCGAGTAGTAGGTGATAGTCCATCATGGTTAAAGTTAGTTCTACTGTTGCTGGCACAAGGTTTCCATCTAAGTCGTAGTAGTGGTCATAGTATTGCTTTGTTTTTGGGTCGTAAATGTCAGAGGTTTCAAGCATTTCGTTTCCACGGTAAAGTAGGTTTCCCTTGATTTGGATGAATGGTAACATACCATCTTTGATTTTGAATCGTGTTCGCAAGCGAATGAAGTAGAAGATTTTATCATCGGTGTCTATCCACTTCGGAGGGTCGCCTGTCCAGAACTGTGGTTTGCCTACCGGATAACGGTTTCCACTTTCCGATGACATAACGGATGGATATAGACTGTTTACGTCTGCCGTTGTACCGCTGGTAAACACTTTGTTCTCTTTTCCTCTTGCTAAATAACACCATCCACCTCTATAGCTTTTCTTAATCCAGTCTCCGGCTGTTGATTGTTTGTGCTGTTCGGGGTCTATTGGTATGTCGTATACGTCTGGAAAGTAGTATTCATATTCTTCTTTACCTGTCAGCTTGGTGAACTCATCAAGGCAACAAGAGCCTATAGTGAGCTTGTTATGCCCCTCGGTGAACATGATTTCCAGAGCTTCTTTCACGACGAGAACGTCGTTTGCTATGTATTTCTGTTCTTCCGGTGTGATGGTGCAGCCAGCATATCGTAGGCCGGTGTATTCCATGTCGAGTTTCTGGTGCTTAGTCTTGAAGCTCTTACCGATTCGCTTGACAGAGAAAGGCAGGAGCTTCAAGCTGTCGCGAAACTCAATGATGAACTTGCCTACTTTAATAGTGATGGTGTACCATTGCCCTCGGTTGCTGATTGAGTAGCGGAATGAGCCAGAGGGCATTTTCCATGCTGAAATCCATTGACAATCATATTCGCTGTCGCTGTTATATTCAAGTGCTTGTTGATAGCCTTTTTCCGTTAAGAGGTAGGAGAGCCAGAATGAACCGTCAAACTTCAAGTTGTGGTAGTAACAAATGATGTTCGTTTTAAGGGAACAGAAGTAGTCAAAGGTTTCGTCTATGGAGTGGAAGATTTTAACATCTTCGGTAAAGAGTTCCACGGCGGCACTTGCCCATACCTCTGTATTTAATTGGCCCTTGTAGACGCTTGTCTCGAAGTCCCCTACAAAGTAGCGGTATGAGCGTTTAGCCATCGTGTCACGCCCTATTCTTCGTTGTATCTTCTGTTATATTCTGCGCTGGACTGCTGCCATTCGTCAAGCTCTCGGGTGTATTGAAGTTCTTTCATTTCCTCTTCGGATATGACGCCCACATCAACTAAGACTTTCTCGAACTTAAACCACCATTGGCGGGCACGTTCTCCGTCGCTATCGTAGGCGATTTCGCTTGCTTCACGGATTGCTTCTTCGCCTTGCGGGGTGCTGAACGCGCGAACGAGGTCAATCAAGCCGCCCTGCCCCCGCCTTGAGAGGTAGTCGGAGATATACCATTTCATAATTCGCGCGTTGGCATGGGCTACGGCGGCGCTATCAAGCAGCACCATCAAACCTTGATAAGATAAATAGTCAGCCGATGGGTAGTAAGGAATATCCGGCTGGCTTTCCTCTGGAAGTTTTTGTCGCTTTCCACGGGCGCGGAGTTCTTTGTCTTTCTTTATTGCGTTGGTGAAGCGGGCTTTCCTCGCGGCTTTCTTGCGTTCCTCGATTCTGCCACGCTTGGCGGGCATATACTCGCCGGTGTCTGGTTCGACGTAGTGGGCGTGTGAATAGAGAAAATCGGGGTTTAGCTTGGATAGGCGGCGTATGCTCGCCTTAGAAATTCGCTTAGGCTGTGGCGGGAGCAGTCCATCATCGAAGATGTAACCACGCTTTTCTGCCGCCCGCATGAAGCGGTTTATGCGGTTGCGTTCTTTTTGATATTCCTTGCGGAGTGCTTCTTTCGCTGTCATGGAAATCACTCCTTTTAGTTACCGGAGAGGGAGTGACAAGTTCCCTCTCCGGTGCAATGAGCAGTTAGTTCAAAAGGTTACAAATGGTTACGCTGTTGGTGTTACTTGAGAGAGCAGGTGATGAAGCTCTTGCCCTTGTAGTTCTTGCTTTCCATGCGGTAGACCTCAATGTCGTAGCCCTCTTCACCGGCTTCCGCCATCTCGTCAACAATGTCCTTGAAAGCGGTGATGAAGCTCTCAGAGCCAGTGACGTACTTCGTGCCGTTGGTGTCAACCACGACAAACTTAACGTAGTCCTTGCTGTCAGACTTCTCATTGTGAACGGAGACTTCGGCGTAATAGTCGGGAGTGATGACGAGGTTGCCCGCGCCCTCGAACTCGGCGTTCTGAGTGGCTTCGTCGAGCTGGACGGCGTTGGTCAAATCCTTGAGCTTGATTTTCTCGCGAGCAGTGAGTTCCTTGGAAGAGTAGGTGATTTTAGCTTCGTATCCGGACATTTTGATTATCTCCTTTTAATTTGATTTGTTGGTTGGTTACTGATTGTCGGTGTTGGCCTTGTTGGGAATGACTTCGGAGTTCTCGAGGAACTTCTGGACGCTCATGCCGCGCAGCTCGGTGATTTCCTCGCAGCGGACGAGCTTGCAGACCTTGTAATCCTCAGTCTCGATGAGCTTCTTCGCGGCCTTGATAATCTTTTCCTCGGACTCAAAGTGACCGGCGAGGTCAATGTCCTTGTTCATGGGTTCGGCGTTGATGGTGTCAAGGCCAAGGATGGTTGCGCGAGTGGTGGTAAAGGTGCGGGTAATCTGCGGTGCTTTCATGTTGTTTTCCTTTCTGGTTTTGTTTTCCGCGAGGTTTGTCTCGTCAGTATTGGAGTAACCGCCTCCAATAGACAGCCCCAGCGGGCGGGGCTGTTTCGACAGTCAACGGAAAAGGTGAAGATAGGGTGGGTGAATTATCACAAAGGAGAGCATTGAACACTTCCTTTCAATAATTAATTTCCATGCAAGCCCGCTTTGCTAATGGGCTATTTGATGGGCGGCGATGTGGCTGGGATTCTTCCCCAGCATTTATGGCAACTGTAAGTTCCACATTTACGGTTGGCCGGTATGTCGAAAAACCAATGAGGGCAGCCGTTTTTCAAGACAAATCGCTGAAAAGATTGGTCTTGAGGGAAACGCTTGCAAAATAAGTCGTAGTAAGATTGGTTCATGGCGTTCCTCCGTTTGCTAATTGACTATTTGATGGACGGCGGGTAGTCGGGGATTCTGCCCCAACATTTAGCGCAAGTATCGGTCATGCAGTCGCGGTTGTAGGGAATATCGAAAAACCAATGAGGACAGCAATGCTTTAGAGCGTGACGTTGAAAAGATTTGTCTTGCGGGAAGCGTAAGCAAAAGAGGTCGTAATAGGATTGGTTCATGGCGGCGTTCCTCCTGTTGATGTATTCATTGTAGCAGATTCCTGAGTAGTTGTCCAATAGGAGATTCCGATAGCGGGGTATAGGCGGAAGCTATAAGTCAGGGGTGGAACGTTTGTTCGATAAATCCGTTTTGGCTTGTTTGGTATTAGCGAGGAAATCGGGGTACACGGTTGTGGTTAAGAACAGGTCGGCTCGCGTTAGGTTAAGGGAACTTGCGAGAGACATAATCAGCACTTGTTTATCGTAGAGTGATACGTCTTTCAGGTGTGCAGCAACCATGACTGCACTTTCATTTAAGACTTCAATGTGAATGTTACCTTGCATTTATTCATACCTCCAATCGGGAAATTCAACGCGGGCGGAATTGACGATGCAATGGCCCTCGTGGGTATGAAGAACCCCATCTATATAGTAGGTGACGGTGATAGGGTCATCGCAGTAAAAGGGGCAGCGCTTGCAGTCGGCTGGACAATAAAAGTCAAAGAGTTTGGCGAGGGCACGGCGAGAATTTCGTGTTAGGTCGTTATAGTCTTTCGGGGTGAACATGGTATAACCTCACTTTCGAATAAATGACATGATTGAACCTATGGAGATAGGCAAAATGAATAGTAGATATAAGAGGGTGAACATATCGGAGTTTGTCATGGATATACCTCGACGGGACTTAAAGCCCCGCAGCGTCGATATAATGGGTATGATAGGGAGTCTCGTAGCATAGAATCAGGTTGCCGTCTTCGGGGTGCGGGAAGAGGTAGGCGCATGAAAACATCATGTGGTTGTAACGCGTGACGGTGTAGCCGTAGCCGTTGCGCTCTTTCATTTTATTCCAAATTCTGTTTTCGGCTGCGTCTTTTGCGTCGCTCGGCTTGACATAGCAGTCATGCACCATACGGTATCCGTATGTATTGATGGCGTGCCGGTAGGATTCAAGAAGAGCTGCATACTTCTTGTAATTGGTAGACTTGACCTCGATACCGTTGATGTACTGTTTCATTTTCTGTTACTCCTTTTGTTTTTGTTTTAGGCTTTCGCCTATGGAATAGGGCTTGACAGGCTCAAGCCCTTTAGAAAGCTCCGGTATTACTCTTTTATATAAGATAGAATTTGTTTCAGCTCGTCGGCTAAAGCGCTGGCTACTAATGCATCTATACCAAACCCTTGTACCCCTATCAACGGCGCCAATCCCTCATACGCCGCAACGCGTTTTTCTAATAGCTCAATCAAGTTTTCAATAGTCATGTTATATTCTCCTTTTGTTGATTTAGTTTTGTTTTCCATCGCTTTCTGTGCCTATTATACGCGCCTATTTTGAGCTTGTCAACCCCCCTTTTGAGTTAATTTTTGAGAAAAATTTTTGGTATTCTCAGCCGCGCTTGTTATTCTTTTAACAATGTGAGTGGTTAAGGTGCCTTAACTCATTCAGTTGATTCAGCCTGCGCCGGTAAAAATCTATACTGAGAACAGGCAACCGCCGGTTGCCCGGTGTTTTTAGTTCTCAGATCCACAAAATAGGGGGAACTGGAAAGGGGTCCAAAACCCGATCCAGCGGGGAGATCGGAAGAGCACACGTCTGAACT